ATCACAAGATGCATAAGAAATTATCTTATTTGGTTTATAATTTCTTATAAAGTGTTTAAATAATTTAGAAGCACCGCCAATAACAGAAGTGTTTAACTTAGAACAAAATCTTAAGAGTTCGTATTCATTTTCTTTAGAAGTTTGACCTAAGATCTTTCTTTTTTTACCAAAGGTCATTAAAGAAACTAATTCATCATTATAAAATAATCCTAAATTTATGGAAGATTGAGAATTTCCTTGTAAATGATTTTTATTTAAAAATATAGTTTTATCTTTATTATTAACTATTTTTATTTGGCATTGCCTACCGTTTATTTTATTTTTGTTTTTATTTAGTTTGTTTAAGATAATAGATTTAATTATATCTTTTTTATAATTCCAATCATCTTCCCATATATTTATAAGATTTATATTTTTGTTTTTAAAATACATATATTTATCATAATGATATTTCTTATTTTTAAATAAATCACTATGCCAATAAATACCATTAAATTCAAATGCTAATTTTAAATCTGGAATATAAATATCAAGTTCTATACCTAATTTTCTATAATTTTGAAGAATTTCTTCGTTATAATTTTTCTCTATAAAAGAAAATATTTCATTTTCCCCTTTACTACTAAAATAATGAAATTCATGTTTTCTACAATATAAGTGAAATGCAAGACCATTTTTATATAATTCTACATTATTGTTACATCCTTTGACATTACAAATAGGTATTTTATTACCATTTTTAAATAAAAATATTTTTTGAGCAAAGTTTATTTTTTGATCTTTATTTAAATTATTAAATTCTTTCTTAATAATAGTATAAAACTTAGATAGATTTTTTTTAAAATATTTTTCTGTTTGTTGATTAGAACTAATAAAATTAAATTCATCTAAAAACTTTTTACATTCTAATTTATCTAGCTTTGAGGGTTTATAATTATCACTTAAATAAAATTTTATACACTCAGGACAATAAATTTTATATTTTTCTGGTATTTGAGCTTCTTTTTTTCGTTTTTGATCTCGAATTATATGAAATCCATGTACTTTACAATTAATGGTATGTTTAGTTGCTACTGGAATAACTTCATTTGAAATTAATCTTTTATCCCATTTAAAAACAGTAAAGCATTTTCCTAGTTTATCCTTAACTGTTATAATATATTTTAAATATTTTTCTACCTCTTGATTTACAACAAGAGGATCTTCTTTAAATAAAAATAAAACTTGGTGTGTTTTTTTATGAATATATTTATTTTTATTCCCTTTTAAAATTTTATATAATCCATTTAAAATATTAGGGTGATTTGGTTTACATTCAAATATTTTATTATTATAAATAACATTAACTAAACCACTTGATATAAATACTAATTCTCCATTTAAATATCTTTGGTCATCTTTTTTAACCCTAAAAGAATTTCCATTAAAATCTTTAACAACCACAAATCCTTTAGCAATAGGTTTTAATTCTCCATTTAAATATCTTGGGTCATCTTTTTTAACCCTAAAAGAATTTCCATTAAAATCTTTACATAAAACTAAATTTTTCATTTTTAATTATATATTCAAAAAGGAAATAGTTTTCAATCAATTTATAATAAATACATAAAAAAAAAATCACTAAAATTTATTTTAGTGATTTTAAAATTTTATTGAGTTTATTTTTAAATAATACTTTCATCCCATGAATCAACAGCTAATGTAAATCCTTCGATTCTATAAAGTTCTTCAGACATAAATCCAAGTTCGGGGGCTGGAATTTGAGACATTGGAAATACATTGTAACATTTCCATTGCCAAAACGGATTTGCAGCTCTATCATACATTGTAATAATCATCCATGGAGATACATAATCAGCCTTTAAGCCTGTTCTACCAGTTAATGGATCATAAACTAAATCACACCATTTTCTAAGTGTCTTTAATACATAAGCACTTGGTGTTTTATTTAAGTTTATTTCGAAATTAAGTCCTACATCCATTGTAGTTACATCAGGCTTAGCGCCAGCAAACCTTCTAGCAGCCCATTTATATTGTTGAGCTACAGGTGATGACGGGAATGAATGAGATACTAATCCCGTTATATTTTGTACATTTTCAAGCAATAAATTGGTATTCTCATCAGTTGAACCTACTCCTACAGGGAGTGCTATTTGAACTGTGAAAAGATTAAGATAGACCGGTTCATATAATTCTTGCGCTGCTCTTGAGTTTTTCCAATGCGGTAAACCAAATAAACCTTGACTTTTGAAATTATCAGCCATATTATTAATTATTTTTATATTTATTCAATTAAACTGTTGTAAATCCACCAGAACTTGCAGTTCCAAGTTTATTAACAGTAATTCTATTTATTATTTTTTCCATTCCTTTATTAATCCAAACTCCAATATCTACAAGTCCAAATCCTTCATCTATAACTTCTCCGGTATTGTTATTTTCATCCATTATAAGTTCATAGTCAAAAAGTGCTCCTGCGTCTTTTATTGATTCAAGTATAGGAGTTATTGAATTAACAACATTAAGTCTTGAAACTGGAGTATTATAATCAAATACAAAACTCTGAAGAACATCATCAACTTGTAATTCAATTGTATTAAGTATTTCTCTTACGTGTAAATAATTGTAATCACTTTTTATACTTTGATAAGAAGTTTTATTTGCATAAATAAGAACTTGAGAAGTTTGAGGTCTTTCAATAATTGAGTTATATCCAAATGGTTCAAGATAATCTCTATCAGTTTGATCTACATTATATTCAACTCCACCAACATTAGCATTAGAAATAATACCATTTTTATTTGCTACAATTGCAAAAGGATCTCCACCTAAAAATTTTCTAATATAAGTATTAGATACATCAGCAGCAGGTGGTACTGAGAATGTACGACCATTTTCATAATATCTTAAGAATGGTCCAAATACTCCACAATATCTAGCTCCATTATCTTCTGTTGGAAGTGAAAATCTAAATGTTCTTGGCATATCTGGGTTACCTCCTTGGGCAATCCATTCTGTCGAGAAAATAGGTTTAGGATCCACACCCGATACAAATATATCACAAAAGTAAGGATTTTGCGATGAGGAGAATTGACTTATAGATGGTGCAGAAATTATTGCTGTAGTTTTTCCTCTTTTCTTAGCAAGTCTTGATAAATAAACTTTTCCACCAAGTTCTGGTTGTAATCCATTAGCCATTGTGTCAACAACATAACGATAGTTAATCATATCGGGATTTGTTAATCCCCTAAGGATTCCTTGATCATCTAACATTTCATAAATTTTTGTAAGACCTTCTTCTAAACTAATAGCTCCATCTTCATCATATCCTGGTAAATGATTATTTGTTAAAGTTAATCCATCTAATTTCAATATTTTATAAACTGATGTTATAGAAGCATCATCTATAATTTTTTGTGTATAAACAGAACCATCGCCTGTTAAAAATGCTGAATAATTATAAATAGGTTCAGCTGTTTCAAATTCATATTCTGTTCCATTAAATATCTTAGAAGTTACATAAGTTACACCAGGTATTACTTCTCCTGAGGCGTCCTTTTTAAGGAAAGTTCCTACTGTAATTTCTCTTTGTTTATTAGAAGAATTTGTATTCAATATAAAATTCTTTCCGGTTGTATCTAACAAACTAACATCTAAAGTAGTATGAATAACTTCTTGAAGTACACTTACATCATAACTTAAAAAATTAGTCATTACACTATCAGCCTCATCTTGAATAAGATTATGACCAACTAAATCTATCATATAATTTGCAGTATTAACTGTATTTCCATCACCTAAGTAATAATTACCACCAGAAGCATCAATCTGATCAAGAGCTTCATTGTTTATATTAAGAAGAATTCCTGTTAATGGAGTAGATGCATTAACAATATTTTCTATACATTGATCTGCTCCAGTTTGATCTCTAAATTCTGGTATAATAGTTCCAGTCCAAGAACCCACCAAATTAACATTATCAAGATTAATAAAATCAACAAGTTTACTTGGAAGTAATCCATCTGCAGAAAAATAGTCTGTATAGAATGGGTCTGTTGATAAACTACTATAACTTGTCCAATCTCCTTCTATAGCTATAATTTGAATAAAATATTCCTTCATTAAATCATATGGACGAATCCAATCAAATGGAATATTATCAGTAGATCCATACCAATCTTTTGCAGCAATACTATATCCTTGAAGATCATATGCTTTACGTATTATAAAAGATACGTTTTTTGTTCCAACATTTGCAAGTTGAAATAAAGGGGCTTCAGTAGTAGAGCTTATTCCATACTTATTTGTAATTATTCCTTGTAAATAATCCGCATCAGGTTTCCAAAATCTTTCTCTGTTAAAAAAGTTAACATATTTATCATTTATAGTTATTTTATTTTGATCACCCATGCTTGTGTCAACAGAAAGAGCAATAGCATCAACTTGATCTATTGAAGAATCTGCAGCCTGATTAACATTTAATAAGTTTATTGCAAATACAGGTGATTGTAATAAACAAGTATCAATAGATCTTTGGAAAAAAGACCCTTTCCTTTCTAACTTAAGATCTATATCACCATAAAATTTTTGACGATCTCGCGTTGATCTAATAAATACTGGTGTATTAAAAGGACCTATCTTAGAAAATCCAGGAACAAGTCTTAATGATTGTGTAGTAACGGTAATTCTTTCTGATTGATCAACTTCAATAGTATATACACCTGCTGACTTAAATTGAGAGAGATCCAACGTTAATTTAGCCATATTATATTTTTTATTTTTTTTATTTATTCAAATAATAATACCTTTTCAAAAGTAACTAAGTATTTTTATTATATATCATTTATATTAATTTTAATTTTTCAACAACGACGAACTTGGACTATATTTAAATTTCTTGGCACTATGTACGTCAAAAATTTCTTGGATAGTTTTTTTCTCATCATCTTTATCTCCATATAAAGATTTAAACATATTATCACTTAATTCATTATCAGTATAAAGTTCTTTAAGTAATTCCATTGCATATTTTTTCTCTTTTGACTCAGGTAATCCATCTAAAAAATCATAAAGCCAATCCCAGTATTCCATTTCTTCATATAATCTAGCAAGATTTAATTCAGCCATTACAGTATCATCATGTCTCGCAATACCTTTCCATTTACCTGATTTTGATTTACCAAATGCAGTAAATTCTAAATAAGTTTCTTCTTCTGTTGGGACAATAGTTTTTTTGCCTATTAATTTTTTTCCTAGTTTAGCAAAATATTCTTTATCAGAACGAATTTTAAATCCAGCTTTTCTTCTAGGTGGTTTTTCTCCAGGAACTGGAGCTGTGTGATAGGATCTTGCTACAATCCCTTCATGAAATTTATCATTATTCGAAAATTCTTTTAAAAATGATTTACCATTGAAGTTCATTTCAACAACCATTTTAACTATATCTTCATGAAATTGATCAAAAACAATTGATTTACATACTTTTGCTAATATATCTTCATCTTTTATATTATCTCTATAAAGACCAACTTGTTCTAAACGAAACATATTTTCTATTCTATGTTCATCTTTTCTTAATGTACGTAATTTTGAAAGACTTTTTAATTTAACTTTATGTATTGATGCAATATTATAATCATTATCCTTTTTTTCATTAACATCTTTTCCTTCTGCAATATCAACTGATATAACAAATCTATCTAATTTTTTATCTATATCTTTATTTGGATCAAAATCAGTTCTCCATTGTAAATTTTCATATAATTCTGAGTCTAATTCTGTTTTATCTAATTCATCATTTTCATATGAAAAAAGTTTTGTTAATCTTCTTATCCATTTTAATTGACTTCCTGTTAATAAGTTATTAGTTTTAATATCAAATTTGAGTTCAAATTCTTGAGCAAATTCATCTTCACCGAAATCTCTTCTCATTTGTTCTGCCCATTTATCATCATGACCTGGAACTTCATAATAATTTACCTGTTGCCACACGAATGAATTTTGGCCTTTAACAGCTTTATCCCATATTTCAAAAAATAAATTATCTTGTCCATATGGAGTTGATGATAAAATACATTGAGAAACTATTGAAGCAGAAAGAGTAGGGTATACAGCTCTCCAAAATTCTCTAGCCGTATTTTGTTGAATATGAGCAAACTCATCAATGTATAATACGTGAATAGCAAAACCAAGTACTGCTGTTTTAGTTGTTGCTTGGGATGTTAACAAACATCCATTATCTAATCTCATTCCTGTTGCTCCTGCACCTATAATTCCAGGTTTCATAAAAAACGGAAGACCCTTAAAAACATACATTACTTTACTTACAATTTCTGTTGTTGTTGCAAATTTATTAGCAAGAATAGCAAGATTCCTATCAGTATGAAAACAAAGATACCATGCAAAATATGCTGCAATTGTAGTCGTTTTACCAGTTTGCCGAGCCGACATTAGAATAAAATTTCTAACTTTTGGTCCTACATCATCTAATACATCAAGCCATTCCTCTTCTCCAAGTGTACTTAAAATATCTTTTTGTGAATCACGTAATTTTACTGTAGTTCTTCCTTTATCTGTTAAAAACTTACAATAAACTTCTACAAAATGCTCAATATCTGAAGAACATTTAATAAATTCTAGTTCCTCTTCTTTAGTTAGTTGAAATAATATATTAGCAGCTTTAAGTTCTGGATTTCTTTCATGGAAACATCCTAAATCCACATAACTTCCTTGCCTTAATTTTTGAATTGTTTCTAAAACAGTTTCTGTACTCCATATTATTTGAGATGCTGCCATTTACATATATTTTTTTAATAGTTTTATAACCTCTAAGTGATCATTTACTGAAGCTGTATATAAAGCATAATCATCATTAGAATGAATGTCAGCTCCATTCTTAAGTAAAAGTTTTACAACATCTAAATGACCATTATGTGAAGCCCACTGTAACGGATAATCATTATAAACATGAACATTAGCACCATTCTTAAGTAAAAGTTCTACAATTTCTTTATGACCAAGTTGTGAAGCACGTCGTAAAGGATAATCATGATAAACATGGACATCAGCTCCATATTTAAGTAAAAGTTCTACAATAGTTAGATCTTTTTTTAAAGCCCACCGTAAAGCCTCATCATTTTGAACATGAATATCAGCTCCTATTTCTAGTGCTTTTTTAACTCCAATTAAAAAACCCCCTTTCGCAGATTTAATAAGTAATTCATTTGGATTTAAATTAGTATTTTCTAATGAAGACATAATTTCTTCTTCAGATTTGCCTTTTAGAATATTACCCATTACTTCATATATAAATTTAGCTTTCATTTACATATATTTTTTTAATAGTTCTACAACATCTAAATGACCATTATGTGAAGCCACTCGTAAAGCTAAATCATCTTTAGCATGGACATCAGTACCATAATTAAGTAAAAGTTCTACAATATCTCTATGACCGTAAGATGAAGCATAACGTAAAGCTAAATCATCTTTAGCATGAACATCAGCACCATTCTTAAGTAAAAATTCTACAATATCTAAATAACCATTTCCTGAAGCCCACTGTAAAGCGGCATTATTATAAGCATTAACATCAGCACCTATTTCTAGGGCTTTCTTTGCTCCTGGTAAAAAACCAGCCATTGATGATTTAAGAAGTAATTTATTAGGATCTAAATTAGTATTTTCTAAAGAAGACATAATTTCTTCTTCAGATTTACCCTTCAAAACATCACCCATTACTTCATATATGAATTTAGCTTTCATCACCAATTATTTCAATATCTTGAACATTTTGAACATTCTTATTCTGAACTGCTTTTAATTTCTTTGTTTCTTTTATTAGTTCTTTTGTTCCTAATGCAATTATTCCTTTATCATTTTTTATTAAATTACCTCCACCAAGTGCTACTAGATCTTGATTTTTTTCTCTAATATCTACTTTAAGATCTCTATAAGTAATTTTAATGGCTTCAACTGTTTGAAGAAGTTGTTTATTTAATTCTCCAATAGTTTTTGATAATTGTCCAAAAACTTCAAACATTCTAGGATGTAATGCGCCTGCTCTTACTTCTTCCATTAAGGTTATTTGCATATTTTTATTTATTTCAAGTTGATAAAGCATACCACTTAATGAGATAACGTCAACTTGCATTTTATTCTTTAGATAAGGATTTTCTTTTACTAATTCATCTGATAACAAAAATCCTGTTGCATTTTGTATCATTCTTCTTGCTTGTCGATTACAATCTTTTTGTATTTTATTAAAATCCATATCAAACGCGGGTTCCATTTCAAGTTCCGGAGTATGTGTTGGAGAGTTTTTATCAATATTTTCAGGACTTTGATTTATCATTTTTTCAAGTTCCGTACGTTCATCTTTAATTTTCATTTCAATAAATTTTT